CCTTTTAAGATCCCGTATACGGTGCCAGAAACCTACCACAAGTACACTCCAGACTACGTACTACCGAATGGTATCGTGATCGAGAGTAAGGGACGCTTCACTGTCGAAGACCGTAAGAAGCACCTCTACCTGCAAGAGCAGTATCCGCATCTAGACCTGCGCTTCGTGTTCTCAAACGCCCGGGGGAAACTCCGTAAGGGCAGCAAGACCACCTACGCAGATTGGTGTGAAAAGAATGGCTTCCTCTATTCGAGCAAGGAGATCCCTGACGAATGGATCAACGAGAAGCCCAAAAAAAGATCTTTAATCCTTATATCCAAATGGCGGGAGGCGGTGTGAGTGACGAAATCAATGGTGTATTAATCGAGCTATTTCCGGATGACGATGGTGACCTTGCCTTCAGCGTAGGAGCCAACTTTGGCCCTGAGATTACTGAAGAAGGTGCCAACGTATTACTCGACTGTGCAGCAGGTTTATTTGGTCTGCTCTCCGGGCAAATTTCTCAAGTCATGCAGCTCGGACAGATCGTCCGTAGTGTGAGTGATTTTGATGAGATCACCTTCGGGGACATGCCCGGTGATGACATCGTATTTGAGCCTGAAGAAGGGCTGCTCGATTCAATCGATGAATCTGAGAAAGACGACAAGGTCATTGATTTTAAGAAAGCCAAATTCAATCCTAAAAAAGACAGGAGTCACTGATGACAATCCGTGCACACACCTATCCATTTGATAACGTAGATCCACACACTGTGACTGAAAAAACAGATGTGACCTACTCATTCACAGACATGATTAACTCTCCTCCGCACTATCGCCAGCACCCGAGTGGTGTGGAGTGCATCGATATCACCAAGCACATGTCTTTCTGCCTAGGCAATGCAGTGAAGTATATCTGGAGAGCGGGTCTGAAGACGGACGATCCAACAGAAGATCTAAACAAAGCCATCAAATACCTGACGTGGGAAATCGAACGTCTTGGAGGTAAGTGATGCACATTCAGCAGTTCTTCACCGTACCACTACTCGACCAACAGGCCTGTGAACGAGCGATTAAACAGTCGCTAGAAGAGGACATGATCGAGGGTAGCGTATTGGTGTCGGACAAAAGTGTCCGAATGCGTAAGTCCCGCAACTGTGAGGTACGCTGGATGTATCCCGCTCCGCACAATCGGTGGCTACACGACATCATCCGTAACGCTGTCCACGACGTGAACGATACGACCTTTCAGTTCAATCTGGACGGCTACGAGGAGCCTCTGCAGTTCCTGAAGTACAACAAATTCCATTTCTACGCACGCCACGTAGACAATGGGGATGAGTCCGTAGCTACACGTAAGCTGACGGCCGTCATTCAGCTCTCTGACCCAAAAGACTACTGGGGCGGATGTACAAGTGTGTACACCAATAGCCGTGGTGGCCTTGAGGGCAATCGTCGTTGCATGAGCAGGACGCAGGGCACCATGACCATCTTCCCTTCCCACCTACCGCATTTTGCTTGGCCCGTATTGTGGGGCACTCGCCAAGCAGTGGTGGCGTGGTTTCACGGTAAGACCCCGCTTCGCTGAGAGAAAATATGGATTTCAATACATATCAGAAACAGGCGTCCTCAACTGCCATCTACGATAGCCAGTACAAGATTATGTACCCGGCTATGGGCCTTGGCGCTGAGGTTGGTGAAGTACTGAACAAGGTCAAGAAGATCTACCGTGACTACAACGGAAAGATCCCAGCCAGCATGCAGTCAGACATCGAAGCAGAGATTGGTGATGTCCTCTGGTATCTGGCCGCTCTGTGCAACGATCTAGACACTTCTCTGGAGTACATCGCTGTCGGAAATCTCGACAAATTATTGGATCGCAAGTGCCGAGGAGTCCTCGGTGGTTCAGGCGATAATCGTTAATTTTTTTTTGACCTTTGGAAGAACAAACAATGAACAACCAATACTTCCCTACCGATTATGAGGAATTCATCTACAAGTCACGGTATAGCCGTTGGCTGCCAGAACAGGGCCGTCGTGAAGACTGGCCAGAGACCGTAGATCGCTACGTCAATTTCATCACAGGCTCTATAGAAGAGAAGCACGGCTACAAGCTGGAGAGCACTCTTGTAGAGCGTATCCGTAGTGCAATCCTCAAGTTCGAGGTTATGCCATCTATGCGTGCTCTGATGACGGCAGGTAAGGCACTCGACCGTGATAACACCGCCGGATACAACTGCTCATATTTGCCAGTAGATGATCCGAAGGCCTTTGATGAGGCCATGTTCATCCTGCTTTGTGGTACCGGTGTAGGTTTCTCGGTAGAAGAGAAGTTTGTGAAGAAGCTCCCGGAAGTTCCGGATGAGCTGTTTGAATCCGATACGACTATCGTAGTGAAAGACAGCAAAGAAGGCTGGGCTAAGGCCTTCCGTCAGCTGCTTGCTCTACTGTGGTCTGGTGAGATCCCAAAATGGGACATCTCTAAGGTACGCCCTGCGGGTGCTCGTCTGAAAACCTTTGGTGGACGTGCCTCTGGCCCCGAGCCCCTGATCAGCCTTTTCCGATTCACTATCGAAACCTTCCGTCAGGCTACTGGCCGTAAGCTGACCAGCCTAGAGTGCCACGACATCATGTGTAAGGTGGGTCAGATCGTTGTTGTAGGCGGTGTGCGTCGCTCAGCCATGATCTCCCTGTCTGATCTAGGCGATGACCGTATGCGTCACGCGAAGAGCGGTACGTGGTGGTACGACAATGCTCAGCGTGCCCTCGCCAACAACTCAGTAGCGTATGAAGAGAAGCCAGACATGGAAACCTTCATGCGTGAGTGGCTGGCTCTTGTAGAGTCTAAGTCCGGTGAGCGTGGTATCTTCAGCCGCTCAGCGTCACAGGTACAGGCAGCTAAGAACGAGCGTCGTGATCCCCACTTTGAGTTTGGTACGAACCCGTGCTCGGAGATCATCCTGCGCCCCTACCAGTTCTGTAACCTGACTGAGGTTGTGATCCGTGCAGGCGATACACTGGAAGGCTTAAAGAATAAGGTAGAGGTGGCCACAATCCTCGGTACCCTTCAGTCCACCCTGACTACATTTCCGTACCTACGAAAAATATGGCAGAAGAACACGGAAGAAGAACGTCTGCTTGGCGTGTCTATGACCGGCATCATGGATCACAACTTGCTCAGCAAGTGTGTAGATTCAGAACGTTGGTTAGAAGATTTGCGTATGCACGCTGTCTCCGTGAATCAAGAAATGGCCTCTAAGCTGAAGATCCAGCAGTCTGCTGCAATCACGTGTGTGAAGCCTTCTGGAACCGTCTCTCAGCTCGTTGATGCTGCCAGCGGTATCCACACCCGCCATAACCCGTATTACATCCGTACCGTGCGGGGCGATAAGAAAGATCCTCTGACCCAGTTCATGATCGATCAGGGTATCCCGTGTGAAGACGAGATTAACAGCCCGGATACGACTGTCGTATTCTCCTTCCCTAAGAAAGCTCCGGAGAATGCGGTATGCCGTAAGGATCTGAGTGCTATCGACCAGTTGAAGCTGTGGCTCCTATATCAGCGTCACTGGTGTGAGCATAAGCCGTCTGTAACCATCTCCGTGAAAGACCACGAATGGATGGAAGTCGGGGCATGGGTCTACAAGTACTTTGATGAGATCAGTGGAATTAGCTTCCTGCCCTTCTCTGACCACACCTACGATCAGGCCCCTTATCAGGACTGCTCTAAGGAAGAGTACGAGGCCCTCCTGAACACGATGCCGGCTAAGATCGATTGGTCAGCACTCAGTGCCTACGAGAAAGAGGACAATACCAAGGGCAGTCAGACTCTGGCCTGCTCAGGTAATGCCTGTGAGATCGTAGATATCGGCGGCTAAAGACGATCCCGTTCGGGAATATATTCACCAAATATGGTGGATTTAGACCAAAACCTTCCCGAGCGGGGTTTGTTTCTCAGATACGAGAAAGTTGCAGGTATCAGACATGGACATCGAAATGTCAGAAATATGCATAGTTTTTCTGACAGAAAGCTATGCGGACATTACGACCCCTATTCTCCGCAGACAAAGGTACAGACATGATCATTTGGCCCGACATTAAATTTCCACCCATCAACCTCTGGAATGTATGGCCTCGCCCAATAAAAAACCCCCACCGGGAAAAGCCCAGCAGGGGTTTGGGATGCTGATCCTGACGCTACTCAGGCACGTTCGGGGTCATGACTCCCCTGCGGGCTACCGCACCAGCAGTGTAATTATAGCAGATTATTGGCCCAACTATAATTAAGACCAGTAACCATTTTCTTCCATGAACGTAGAGACTTCAGGATCACACTCAACCTTACGCACACCGTAGACCACAGGACACTGAGAACCCCAGTAACCGTTTTCTTCGTTGTAGGTAGAGGTATCCGCAAGAACACCAGAAGATACGCCAACAATCGTAGCGCCAAGAACAAATGCAACAATAGATTTCATAATAAGCTCCTTAAAAATTGCGTCAGTTACGACGTGATAGGAGTAAGTATAAAGTATTTAAGAGAATACTAATATATCCCATAGG